TCGACCAGTACATATTATAACTGGGTAGGAGCTAATCCTGAATTATTGGACAAATTTGAGCGTTTAAGGCATAAACCTATCTTAAAAGCCAGACAAACAGTAGTAAATGCTCTTGATGATCCCGATCATGCTAAGTGGTATTTAAAGAATAAAAAGAACACAGAGTTTAGTGAAAGAGTAGAGAATGAGAATAAGACTGAGATGGTGATTAAGGATTACTCCAAGCTAAGTGATGAGGAACTAGATAAAATCATAAGCAATGAATAAGATACTTAAACGTAAAGTAAATCCACAAGAGTTTGAAGTTATCATTTGCCCTAAGTGTGGATCGTCAAAGATAGTTAAGGGCTTCCATACTCATAAGAAGATGGAAATGCAGATTACATTTGATGAGTTTATAGATGATTTGGATTATAGTTATGTATTAGCTTGTATGGATTGCAAGTATGAACTATTTTATAAAGTAAAGGTAATAGAACGTGGAGGCCCAGAAGTAAGTAAACCAATCTTCAATGGATCTAACTCAAATAGCAATAAAGGAAAAAGCAAAGAGGGAGCTACTAAAAAGGCACAAGAATAAACAAGAGAATTTAACTGAATTTATTAAGTACTTTTTCAAACATGAAAAGGGTAAAGACTTTGATGATAACTGGCATTACGATCTTATTGCTTCTAAACTTAATCAAGTCCTTACAGGAGATTGTACAAGATTAATCATCAACATACCTCCTGGTTCCGGTAAAACTGAGTTAATTACTAAGTGTTTCCCTGTTTGGGCTTTAGGTAAGAATCCTAAGCTACAGATTTGTGCTACTGGTTATTCAACTTCCTTAACTCAAACTTACTCACAAGAGGCTAGGGATTACTATAAGTCTAAAACATTTGCTAGGGTGTTCCCTAGAATTCCCAAACTAAGAAAGGATCAAGACACAAAGGAATGGTGGACGAATGAAGAGGGAGGAGGTTATTATGCTACAGGTTGTGGTGGCTCTATCACTGGCCGGAGGTTTAATATCTTTATTATAGATGATCCAATTAAGCCTGATGAAGCTGAAAGCGATGTAAAGCGCATTGGTATAAATAACTGGTATGAGAACACAGTACTGTCACGTTTATTCAATCCTCTTAAAGATGCAGTTATTATTATAATGCAAAGAACACATGACGATGATTTGTGCGGGCATTTGATAGGTAAGATGGAGGAAGGAACAGGTGAGAAGTGGGATATGATTATATTACCAGCAATAGCAGAAGAAGATCATGTTCCTTATCGTATGCAAGGTGAAGCATTACAGGCTAATCGGTACCCAATAGAAGCTTTAGATACAATCAAGCAATCTCTAGGTGCGGTTAATTTTAGTTGCCAATATCAACAACGTCCTTTAAGTAAAGAAACACAAGAGATACATGAAGAATGGTTTAAGTATTATGATTTTATGGAGGCAGGTAGAGTCTTTACAGCTTGTGATCCTGCTTTTAGTAAGAAGCTAGGTTCAGATGAAACTTCAATCATTAGTGCTAGGTTCGTAGAAGATAGAATGTACATACTGGAGTATTCACATGGGAAGTTTGATCCAGCAGAGTTAGAGGATAAGCTTATATATCATATTAAGAAGTGGTGTCCGGAGAAGATAGGCATTGAATCATTTCAAGCACAGAGCATGATACTTTTCTCTTTAAAGAATAGATTGAAAAAGGAAAATATCTACACAACTACAGTAGAGGAGATTAGGCAGTCAGGAGATAAAGACACTAAGATACGCAGACTAATTCCTTTGTATCGTAATGGTTTAATTTTTCATAAACCCGGTATGGATGAACTTGAGAAGCAGCTATTGCAGTTCCCTAGAGGTAAACATGATGACATCATAGATAGTGAACAGATGTTATATGATTTGTACGCACTCCAACCAAATACCAACTCATTCCAGCGTGTCAGGATTGAATACGACCAGTTTGGTAGGCCTAAAGTTTTGTGATTGAAATTTGTTATATTATATGCTAAAATATAGTAAGCAGGGGTATAATAGGTAATTTATAGCAACTTCCATTATGCCTCGTAAGCCTTCCGATGACGTTCTGACAGAAGCTCTTAGTCATGTAAAGAAAACATTTGAGTACTATAAAAGGCTCAATGAGAACAGGAAATCAGAGTTGATAGATGTGTATGAGGAGTATTCAACCTTTAAGATGAGGCCGGAACAAGGTTGGAGTACATCTTTTAAGGTAAATCAAGCACATGCTTTGATAGAGAAGGTATTGGCTCGTGTTCTAGCTAAGAATCCACGTTGGATAGTATCAGGTAAGTCACAAAAGATTGATCCTAAACACGTTAATACCGTTCAGGATTATCTTTGGTTTATCTTTGAAGAATATAATCTATATGAGCCGTTTTCCATGTTTGTGAAGGACATGCTGATTTACGGTAAGGGTTACGCTAAGATCAAATATAAATGGGAGATAGCTAGAGAAGGTGAAGAAGTAGACTCACCTCTGATTGATGAAGAAACAGGGGAAGGGTTAATGGATGAATTTGGTGAACCAGTCACAATTAAACAGAAACAAGTTAAAGAGAAGGTATGGGGAGAATACCCAACCATAGAAGTTAAAAGCTTTACTGATATCTATTACGATTCACGCATAGTCTTTGCTAACGATAGACCAGCTTGGATAGATGTAATGAATGGTATTAGGTTAGCCGACCTACACCGTAGTGATGAATATTTTAACTTAGACAAGCTAAAATCAATCACTAATTTAAATGTAAATGCTTTAGGGCCTGAAGAGTACAGGAAAGAAGTACAACGCATAGCTGGAGTGCAAGTGCCGGATGACCTTAATAAAATAGATGAGGATTCACTTACTATAAAGACTTATTACGGATACTTCAATAAAGGTGAGAAACCTACTGATGAAAGGTTATATGAAATTGTAGTAGCAAATGATGTATTAGTCATTAAGTTTGAAGAGATAAGTTACATGCCTTATGAGGAAGCAAAGTGTTTTGATGATCCTGAAACAGCTCATGCTATTGGATATGTAGAGCCTATTATGAGTATCCAGCAGGAGATGAACTTTAAAAAGAACTCAGCAAGTGAATACATTAACAAATCCCTTACTAGACAGGTGGTATGGAGTCCTCAAAGTGGCATTGATCCAAAGACTATTAATGATCCGGTTATTGTAACTGATAAAGATGGCTCCAGTGCTATGAACAACTTTGTTGAACTAGGACACCGTACTTTAGATTCATCTTACTTTGCAGAACAGAATGACATTCAACGTGAGATACAAGTTCTAACTAATACAGTTGATGTAACTACTTCACGATCACAACAGTCATTAACTAATACAGCTACTGGTGCAAGGATTTCATTCTTTGAGTCTAACGCTGTTTTAGATATGATTCGACGTAAGGTAGAGCGAGCACTAGAAAGACTCGCCTATAAGCTTCTCTTAGAAACTTTTGAGAAGATGGAAAGTAATATAGTAATTAAAAAACAAGGGACTGATGAGTATTGGGAGGTACACAAGGAATTGCTTAGAGATGCAGTTTCTAAATATCAAATACGAGTAGAGGCTAATTCCAGTTCCTTTGATGATGTTGAAAGCCGTAGGGATGAGGCACTGGCTTTAATGACTTTGGCTGAAAGAGCTAAGTTAGCCGGTGTTGATGTAAACATGAAAGAGGTCTTTATAGACGCTGCAGAAACATTTGAACGTAAAGATGTGAATAAACTTCTTAATCCCCCAAACATTCAAACTCTTATGGGTGGCTTAATGGGTCAACAAGGTGCCCAGGGTCAGCCTAAAGGAACAGCAATGGGTACAGGGATGAGTAAGGATGTAAGTTCAGATGCAGCAAAACTAACTGAGCAAGTTGCTCAAGGAGGATTAACCCAAGGTAAATAATGCAAGAATATTTAGCAGCAAGGGCATTTAGAAAAGGTGAGCAAGAAGCTTTTAATTCACTTGAAAAGGCTACTGAAATTTATGATAAGCAGAAACGAGGTATTAAAAACATTCAAACAACTGATGGCTTTAAAGAGATTATAAAATTCTTTGAAAGAGAAATGGAATTATACGAGGCTTATTTTGCTAATGGGAAAGACAAGGAAAGAATCCAGTATATGCAAGGGGGATATGCTCTTTGTAGGAATTTCTTGTCTTTTATTAAAAACATTACTAAGTAGTTCTTTGACAATCTGGAACTTAGCTGTAGAGCAGGTCTTCTCTAGCCCACACAGGCCCCTGTCGTGGGTTAAATAAGGCTTACTCTATAGATTCTTATATTTTAACTAAATTTTATATGTCTAGAGATAACGATGGAGTCACAGACCAAACCCTAGAGGAGTCTACCGACCAACCAGGTGTATCAAAAGGCACTTCTGATGGAGTGACTCGTGAACAACCCAAGTCGGACTCACAACAAATAGAGATTAACGGAGAGATGGTAGACCTGGATGAACTCAAGGCCGGCTATCTACGTCAATCTGATTATACTAAAAAGACTCAAGAACTTGCTGATGAGAAGAGATTACTAGCAAGGGCTAAGGATTACACGCCTTCTAAGCAAGTAGAAGAGTCAGATGATATTAAAAAAGCTAAAGAGCAACTTAAAGCTCTTGGTGTAGTCACTAAAGATGAGTTAGATGCTTTCCAAAAGAAAGTTGAAGCTCAATCAGAGGATAAGCAAAGGTTAGAGGCTTTAATAGCTGCTAATCCGCACTTGAAAGATAAACGATCTGCTATTGAAACAATAGGCCAGGTAGATAAAGCTGCTTGGGAAGATATTATTGTTAAATATGGCTTTGAACAGAAAGATAAACTTTCAAAGGCAAAAGCTTTTAATTTAGTTGGTGAATCAACACCTAAGCGTAAACCAGGAACCAAATCTCTTTCTGAAATGTCGGATACGGAGTATCTCGAATGGAAGAAGCAGAATAATGTAACTGGGAAAACTTCTTGGGTAAATAGAGGATTATAAGTCTTGTACTTATTCCTAACCATTTCTAAAAGTGGCTAATTCAATTACAGCTGACTTCCTAGAAGTGTGGGCAAGAGAACAACAAACAGTTTTTCATAAAGCTAATGTTGCTGAATCTGTTGCTGATGTATCTTTCAACTCAGTTATGAGTCGTGGGGATACTCTAAATCGTCCTTACAGAGCAGCACTACGTCCTCAAGCCTACGTTCGTGGAACAGATATCACTATTGATGATATCACAGACACACAAGAACAATTATCCGTAGATAGCGAATATGCAATGGGTATCTACCTTGACGCATTTGACAAGATTCAATCAAATTATGATCTTGCTGCTTCTTACGGTAAAGACATGGGTATCTATCTTGCAAATCAAGTAGATGCTGACGTTCTTGGTGAATATTCAAACGCATCAGCAACTGTTGATGACGGTACCCTTGGGGGAACTGCTGGACAAAGTATTTCTCTTACAACTTCAAATGTTCTCTCAGTTTTTGGTGAAGCTAAAGAGGCCTTAATGAAGGCTAACGTGCCTGACACTAATCTTTGGGCTTGTCTTTCTCCTGACTTTGAGAACGTACTTACTCAATACGGCGCAGGTCGTGATACTAATATGGGTGACCAAGGAACTATGAATGGTTTTTTTGGTAACTTTTATGGTTTCAAACTATATCGCTCAAATCAGCTAAGTGGCACTGCAGTTTTAGCTCTTGCTACAACTCCAACTGATACTGATACTGTTGTTATTGAAGGTGTTACTTTCACCTTTGTAACTGTTATTGGTACTACAGCTGGTAATGTTCTTATTGGCGGTTCTGCTGACGCAGCACGTCTTAATTTGACTACTTTGATTAACGCTCCTGGTACTACTACTGCTGAAGGTGTAGCTCTAAGTGCTGCTAATCAACGCCTATTTGTAAATGCTACTGCAACTAATGATGCTGCTGCAAATACAATGACTCTTGAGTTTAAGGGTGTAGGCAACTTAACTGTTTCTGAAACTCTTACTGATGTTACAGACACTTGGACTGCTACTTTAACAGCACAACATTGTCTATTTGGTGCAGGTGGTGGTACTACTCTTGTTATGCAACAAGCTCCAAAACTTCAATACAAAGAGGAGCCTAAACTAACAGGTGGTAACATTCTTGCTTCTGTTCTTTATGGATACAAAACCTTTACTGACGGCGCAGATCGCCTAGTAGATGTTTCTGTACGATTCTAATTAAATAGGTAAGTGGGGAGAGGTTTTGCCGCCTCTCCCACTGCTTAATCTTAACAAGCACAAATTATGGCTAAAGTTTATAACAGAGATGTCCGTATAGCTGGAGGCGGGAAGCTCTATGTAGGTGAAACTGAGGTTGTTGACGCTAGTGGTAACATTAAAGCCAACATCCAAGACACTCTTGCTCAAGGTTCTATGTATGTTGGTAATTCTAGTAATGTTACCTCAGAAGTAGACTTTTCAGGTAATGGTAAAATCCCAGTTGGTAATGGTACTACTGTTACTTCTCAGACAATGGGTGGTGATGCTAGTATTAATGGAACTGGTACAGTTACTGTTACTCAGGCTGCTGGTGCTTTTGATGTTAAAGGTGGACTATTAAGTTCTACTAAAACAGACGATGGAGCGACTGGTGCAGCGGTTGCTGCTGTTCAAATTTCAGCTTCTCCTGCTGCTAATGACGTACCTGGTGCATTTATATCTATGGGTAAAGATGATGCAACAAATGATACTATTTATGCACAATTTGCTGGTGTAATTGAAGACCCTACAGACGGAGCTGAAATTGGCTCTGCTGCTGTTCAGGTTCAAAATGGTACTGGCTCACTAGCTGATGCTGCCACATTTGAGCACGATGGTAGTAATGGAAAAGTTTCTACTGGAGCTGTTCTTACTGATTTAACAGTTGGTACTGCTAACGGAACAGTTGTTGCTGAAGAGTATGGTGATGGTCGTTCTCATACAACCGTTCTTACTCTAACTGCTGAGGCCGTTCCTGGCCCTGCTGGTGGTGGTAATGAAGATATGGGTTATCTCCTTTACACATTCCCTGCTGGAGCGCACGTCCATGAAGTTACTTATATGGATGTTGCCTTACAAGGTGGTGGAGTTGTAGACGCTGATACTCCTGAAGTTGGTATCGGGTCTGTAATCGCTGCTGGTGCCTCTGCTACGCTTGCTGGTACTGAAATGGATTACGTTACTGCTCAAGTTGCTACTGATTGTAGTGGTACGGCTACTGTCGCTGGACCTCTTGGCGCAACCGCTGGTGTATTGACTGGTATTTCTTTGAATACTGCCGCTAACGCTAAGACTGTTCATCTAAATTACGCTGATAACTGGGCTGGTGCAGACACTTTGGCTGCTACTGGTACAGTTGTTCTCAAATGGACTTCTATGGCTTAAATAACCCTAAGCTGCCCTTGGGAGGCGGGCTAATGCCTCCCATCTAAATTCTAACAAATCAAATTATGAAACTATTAGTTAAGACAAAACAGGGAGAACCTGTACTAATTGAAACTAATCGAGAGAAAGATTACATGGATAAGTACCTGAATGTTGATGGTACTCCTTTCATTACAGAAGATGTTGTAGAAGAAAAGCCTAAGAAAGCCGGAAGACCAAAGGGGAGTAAGAATGTAAAAAGAAAGATCATTAATAAGAAAACTTCCAAATAATATTTAACAAATTTTCAAATGTTTTATGAAAAACATCAAAACGCTGCCGGTTCTATGATTACTGTAACAAGTACATCTACTGGGGTTTTTGATTTAGTAAATACAGCAGCCAGTACTGCTTTGGCTAGGGCTGGTTTTTCAAGTGAAGTGAACGCTATTGATATTATGCCAGAAGATGGAGATATTCGTGTTTTGTGGAGAGGTCTAGACCCAACCGCTACTGAGGGTATGTTGCTTTCTAAGGGTGTTGGGTACACGCTAAGAAACGTTCCTTTGGATAGCATGAAATTAATTCGTGTTGGAGCGGTAGATGTATCTTGTAATGTTCAAATTGGAAAATCTGTACCAGGGGAAAGTTCATCTGCTGTTGCAGTATCAACGGAGTTAGAGGCAGCAGTTAGTGGAACTTATAATTTAGCAGCCCCTACATTATCAGATGGGGAAAGTGACGATTTACAATTAGATGTTAATGCCAACCTTAAAACAACTTTAGCGACAGGTTTAAACTCAACAGATGATAGTGTTGAGGCGTTTGTTGCTGGTAATGCTAATGTAACAGGTTGCGATACTCTATTTGATTCTGATGGTGATAATACAGCCCAACAGTTAAAAGCAACTGGGGGTAATCTTTATAAGGTAGATGTTTATAACTCAAATGGAACTGCTGCTTTTGTTCAGATGTTCGATGCAGTTACAGGTTCAGTTACAGTTGGGACTACTACACCTAAGTATGTATTTTTTATCCCAGCAGGTGGTGCGGCTTCTATGGATTTAGTTGTTCCTGTTTCCTTTTCAACAGCAATTACCTACGCTTGTACTACTACTCCAACTGGAAACGGTGACCCGACAGCAGGTTTAACTTGTTCTTTTGGTTACAAATAAACCCTTAATCAATTAAATTATGAGTGGATTTTATAAAACTGAAACATTTCAGACCGTCACTGAGGCGGGGAATGTGACCACAGAAGAAGTGAAGTGTGAGGGTCAGAACCTGTACTTAAGAAACACTGGCTATGGTCGGGCTAGGCTCATTATGCAAACCACAGGTGTAGCTGGCGCAGCTGGTTACGTCTATATGGATGGAGGTAATTCCCAATGGCTGTTCTGTATGGATACTGGAATTAATAATTCTATTATCTTTACAACAGCTGCTAACAGAGAGAAGGATCATGGGACTTCATCTTCAACTGATCCTAAAGCTTACTTCTTTGGTTCTCTTGATCCAACGGTTGGCGATCAGGATACAGAATACTGGGCAGCCACTTACGATAGTGTGAACAAAATGGGTGTGCTTGAGGTTGGTAAAGGCCCTATGGCTATTAACGCTGCACTCTTAAGAAAGGTGACAGCGATTGATCATACAGATTCTCCTTACTTAATTGAAATGGCTAACCAAGAATATCAGGTGAACGTAGATACATCGACTTCAGCGGTAACATGTACCTTGGGAACAGATTTGATTCCAAGCGATACAACTAAAGCTGCTGAAATAATTATTCTAGATGAGGGGGCCAACGCAGGAACTAACAACATTACTATTAATACTGAGGGAGCTGAAACGATTAACGGTCAGAACTCTGTTGAAATCCAAGCTAATAACGGGACTGCTACCTTGAAGATTCGTGGTGGGCAGACTGATTGGAAGCTTGCTGATTAATTTTTAAATTTTTAAATTATGCCTTTATTTTATGACCCGACGGTGGGGCTGACAAGAACTCAGCTTAAACCTGCGCCTGTCACTTACTCAACTGGGTTAAAGGAAGAAATCAAATCACTTCAAACAACTGATGCAACCCCTACGGTAATCTGGACTCTACCTAATATTCTAGAAGAAACGACAGTTTGGGTTGATGTTAAGATTTGCGCTCAGGAAACTAGCGATGCTGAAAGAGCTGGCTACCAAGTATCTGGTTTATTCTACAGAGCTTCAGGTGGGGCTTTGCTACAGCAAGGGGCAACAGTATCTAAATTCACTATTGAATCTGATGCTAACTATGACGTTGAGTTCAATCTTAATTCCCCTAACCTTGAGTTAAAAGTAACAGGGGCAGCAGGCGACACAACCAACTGGGTTGCAGTCGTTCAATATTTCATTGTAACCGATTCTTAATATGGATTTTGAAAAACTATTTAAAGACGGCGTTCCCTCTAACCTTGAATTAACTCAAGAGGAGCTAATCGAGCTTCACAAGTATATCGATAATGAATTCGAGAAGACGCTTGATGCTGAGGTGAAGGAGCCAAAAGAGTTTCTTACCTACCAGGGTAAGGAGATTAATATTACTTTAATCGACAAATAATATGGCACAAGTAGGAATAATCAATGGTCAGCTAACGACCGATACAATTAAAACAGTAAGTAGCGTGGCTGAATTAACAGCAGCCGTTTCTGGTGCAACCGCAGGAGACATTATTAGAATGGCTCCAGGAACTTACACGCTTACAGAAACCCTTGTTGTTAGCACAGATGGTGTGACGATACAAGGTGCTGGGTTTGGACAAACAATTATTGAAGGCAGCTTCGCTGACCCTTTGATTGTAATAAGTGGTACTAGCATTGGAGGTTATGGTATCGCAGCAATTAGTCAATGGGCAACAAGTGGGGTTACAGACACAGCTGCTGAAGCAGGTAATATCTCAGAGGGAAATATACTATCAGTAGTATCAAGTACCTATCCAAGAGGAATAACAACCATTGCTGATTCTAATGGTGTAGCTGGGACTGGTGCTTTCACATTCATTCATCCGATACCTGGTAGTGGAATGATAGATGCTGATGGCTCTGTTTATGTGAGTGATCCACTCAAAAACGTGTCCTTGCTTGGGGTGACACTTTCTGGTTCTGGAAGTATAGAGGAACTTCTAAAGTCCCATTACGCAATCAATCTTAAACTTGATATAGAGACAACGGGGTCTGGAACTTCTGGATACGGAGCTTTTGAAATACGATACTCGGTCAAACCAACAGGAAGAATAATAGTTAATAACTTCACAGGGACACGAATGGGACATGTGATGAGAACTACTGAAGCTGACCTTTTTATTGACGTTATGGGTGGTTCATA